ACTTTAAGATTGAAAATCAAAGTGAAGAAGAAAAAAATCTAAAATCTTTAATCAAAGAACAAAGCAAATTAAGTAAAGATCATACAAAATGTAAGGAAGCTCTGCATTATTTTGAGTTTTCGCATTTATTAATGAAAGATGGAGGAATTAAAAGTAAAATCATACAGAAGTATCTTCCAATCATTAATCAACAAATCAATCATTATCTTCAAATGATGGACTTATATATTAACTTTACATTAGATGAGGAGTTTAAAGAAACGATTAATACACCAATTCACGATGGATTTTCTTATAGTTCTTTTTCTGAAGGAGAAAAACAAAGAATTAATCTAGCCACTATTTTAGCCTGGAGAGAAGTTTCTCGTTTAAAAAACTCAGCAAACTGCAATCTTATTTTCTTTGATGAGACTTTAGATAGCTCTTTAGATGCTTCAGGAATTGATGATTTTCTTAAAATCATCAATTATGTGATAGAAAAGTCAAATATATTTGTGATCTCTCATAGAGAAGGATTTGATGATCGATTTAATCGGGTATTGGAGATTAAAAAAATCAATGGATTTAGTAAAATACTGATTTGACATCTCGTTTGAAATGCTTTATCATATATCTGTAAAAATGTGATACATTATGAAAGAAGCATTAAATCATTTTTGGAAATATAATGAAGACAAAATTCTGAATGACATTCAAGAATATGTTCTAAGCACCTATCACGGACACTACTGTGGAGATGTAGACGATTATAAAGACGTTCAAACAATTGACCTAATGGCTGCAAAAAGTTTAGCCTCAGCGTTTTGTCAAGCAAATATTCTCAAGTATGGAAGTCGTTATGGCGATAAAGATGGGCGCAATAAGAGAGATTTGATGAAAGTTATTCATTATGCAATGCTACTATTACATTTTGACGGTCATTATCGCCGCACACTAACTGATGTAAATGAACTTAAGTGAGAAACTATGAAACTTAACGAAAATACGATTACGATTTTAAAAAACTTTTCAAGTATTAATCCCAGCATTTATATTCGTAAAGGAAATAAACTCCGGACGATGGCTGTATCTGAAAATATTGCGGCGGTTGCAGAAGTAGAGGAGACATTTGAAACTGATTTTGCGATTTACGATTTAAATCAGTTTTTGAATGGACTAAAACTTTATGATAATCCAATCTTAGATTTTAGTGAGAATAAGTGCATTTTAATCAAACAAGGAACTCATCAGATTAAATACCGTCTTACTGATCCAACATTGATCTTCGCAGCAGAAGATCGAGATATTCGCTTACCATCGCAAGATGTATGTTTTATTCTTAAAGAAGAGCAGTTTGAGAAAATATTGAAAGCATCAAGCGTTTTTGGATTGCCAGACTTTTCTGTTGTGGGGAATGAAAAAAAACTCTCTTTACAGACCTCACATAGAGATAACTCTTCATCCAATGAACTTTCAATCATTGTAGGAGAAACCACTGAAAATTTTGTAATGAACTTCAAAACGGAAAATCTAAAGATTATTCCTGGTGATTATGAGGTTGTGATTTCAAAAGAGTTGATTGCAAAGTTTACAAATCAAAACTATAACTTGACATATTATATTGGTCTACAAAGCGATAGTAATTTTTATTCCTGATTTTTTTTATTTTTTTATAATGAATGACGATTTTCTTTTTGTCAACAAATATGCTCCAACAAGAATTGAAGAATGTATTCTTCCAGAAAATATTAAGAACTTTTTTTCACAAATAAGAGATACAAAGGAAATACCCAATCTTATTCTTTCTGGAACTCAAGGTATTGGAAAAACTGCTGGAGTTTTAGCTCTTTCAAAAGAGCTTGGAATGGACTTTATGATGATTAATGGATCTGAAGAAGGAAGATTTTTAGATACCATTAGAAATAAAGTTCAATCATTTGCATCTACAGTATCGCTTACGAATACTGGAAAAAAGATATTACTAATTGATGAGGCTGATAATCTTACACACGATTGTCAACTTGCTCTTCGTGGAGTGATTGAAAAACTTCAAAAAAACTGTGTGTTTATTTTTACTTGTAACTATAAAAATAAGATCTTACCTGCTCTACATTCCAGATGCTCGGTGATTGATTTTATAATTCCTCCAAAAGAAAAACCAAAACTTGCGTTAGAGTTTTTTACACGCATTAAGAACATTCTTAAGAATGAGGGTATTGATTATGAAGATAAAGTTCTTGCAGAGTTCGTTCAAAAATATTTTCCAGATTTTCGTAGAACTTTAAATGAACTGCAAAGATTTACTTCCACGGGAAAACTTGAGATTGGATCTATTGGTGCATTCACTCAAAAGAATATTGAAGAGTTAATGAGTTATATGAAAGATAAAAACTTTACTCAAGTTAAAAAATGGACGGTTCAAAATATTGATAACGATGCAAGTAAACTATATCGTCAAATCTACGATGAACTTTATCGGTGCCTTGTTCCATCTTCACTTCCGTCAGCAATTATTCTTTTAGCGGATTATCAATACAAGAATTCTTTTGTAAGTGACTCAGAAATCAATCTACTTGCGTGTTTAGTTGAACTGATGTCAGATTGTGAGTTTCTATGAGTAATGCCTTTGATTGGATTAAATCTATTCACACAAAAAATCAAAATCTTTTAGAAATAGAAGATACTAAATCTTATAATTCATACATCACAAATAAGTCGTTATCTCATCACGTAGATACTTTATTATTTGCCAATGAAATGAATATGAGACCTCATTTGGATAAAGATATACAGTATACATTTTTATATCGCGGAATTAGAAAAGCAAATCGGTTTTCACCTTGGGAGAAAAAAGAGATTGATGATAATTTAAAGTATGTCAAAAAATATTATCATTATAATAATGACAAAGCTTATCAAGCGTTAAAACTGTTATCAAAAGAACAACTTTTATATATAAGAAATAAACTTGAAAACTTTGATGTTGACGAAAAATGAATCACAACTATGAAACTCGTGTTGAATGGACCCCTGATATGATGTTAGAAGTCAGGTTAAATGAACCTGATGATTTTCTTAAGGCAAAAGAAACTTTATCAAGAGTTGGTGTTCTTTCTAAAAAAGATAATACTCTGTATCAATCAGTTCATATTCTTCATAAAAAAGGAGCTTATTACTTAACAAGCTTTAAAGAACTTTTTCTTCTTGATGGTAAGTATAATAATCTTACAGTAAATGATCTTCAAAGACGAAATCGCATTGCCTTTCTTCTTCAAGATTGGGGACTGGTAAAAATCGTTTATCCAGAAAAGTTTCAAGATGTTTGTCCGATGAACCAGATTAAAGTCATTCCTTTTAGAGAAAAAACTGATTATAATCTTGTATCCAAATACACAATCGGTAAAAAAATAGCTCCAGAGGTAGAAACCGAATAAAAATGGATGGAAGTCCACACATCCATTTTCATTGACTGCAGATGATTTCTGTGATAAATTACTTATGAAATGAATGATGTTCTCATTCATTTAGAGATGCCTTAATGGGTCTCTTTTTTACCCTCGCTTTAATAGGAGAATAAAAAATGGTATTAGCAAAGTATAATACTTCAAATCTATCCAAACTACTTAATGATATTAATAGAATTTCTATTGGTTTAGAACCTTGGTTTACAAGTTTAGATAATTCTTATACAACTTCAAACTATCCACCATATAATGTTGTGGATATGAATGATGGTAGAAAAAGACTTGAAGTTGCAGCAGCAGGATTTTCTAGAGATGAGATTAGTGTATATACCGAAAAAAATCTACTTACAGTTGAAGCTGAAAAACACTCTAAAGTAGATGAAACGTATCATTATAATGGTATTGCAAGACGAAACTTTAAGCGTTCTTGGACTTTGAGTGATGATGTAAGAGTTGATGATGTGAGACTTGTAGATGGATTACTTACTGTTGATTTAACTACAATTATTCCCGAGCATCAAAAACGAAAATCGTATAATATTCGCTAAATAACTAAGGCTACCCCTTAAATATTCTCGGCGCAAAAACAAAGCCTCGTTCCTGTATTTTCCAGGTTTGACGAGGCTTATTTTTTGTGATATTATATATGAATAATTATAGGAGTTAAAAAATGGTTCAAGGTATTGTATTAAAAAATAATGATATTTTATTGACATCAAATATTGAAAAAATCGTTCCAGACGATTATAATGATCCAGATTTAGAACTTACAGTTCCATACGTAGTTCAACTGGTAAAACTTACAAATGGTCTGATACTTAAACCATTTTTAGGAGATTATACGAATCAAAAGGTATTTTCATTAAGAAGTGAGGATGTATTGACAATGTTTACTCCAAATGAATATTTGATTGAAGAATATAAAAAACTCACTGGTGTTGAAGAACAGCTTGAACTCAGTGTGGGAGAAGAAGAAAATTGAGATTTTATACAAATGTAACTCAACGTAGTGGTAAGTTTCTTGTTCGTGGATATGAAAATGGAAAAAGATTTACGAATTATGAAAACTTTAATCCAACTCTTTTTGTTCCATCTAGTGAACCTACAAAATATAAAACTTTAGATGGAAAATACGTTCAATCAATTCAGCCAGGAACTCCGGATGAGTGTAAAGAATTTATCAATCGGTATAATGATGTAGATAATTTTGAAGTTTATGGAATGGATAACTATATCTTTCAGTTCATTTCTGACCGATATCCAGAACAAAAAATTGACTATGATATTTCAAAAATTAAACTTTATACAATTGATATTGAAGTATCTGCTGAGTATGGATTTCCTAATCCCCTAGATTGTTCTGAAGAAATACTAACAATTTCTATTCAAGATTATTATACTAAAAGACTAACTACTTTTGGAGTGTTTCCATATAATAATACCAGAGATGATGTAGATTATATCTTATGTGATGATGAACTTGATTTAGCTCATAAGTTTTTAAATTTTTGGTCTCAAGATTATCCAGATATTGTGACAGGTTGGAACACCTCTAATTATGATCTACCATATATTGTAGGAAGATTTGAAAGAATATTAGGTGATAAGTTGACTAAAAAACTATCTCCTTGGGGAATTATTTTGAAGAAGGAGCTGGAGTTTAGTGGAAAAACTGCAGTCTCCTGTGAGCTAGTTGGTATTACTAATTTAGATTATCTAGAACTTTATAAAAAATTTACCTATACTACACAAGAGAATTATTCTCTAAATCATATTGCAGAAGTAGAACTGAGAGAGAAGAAATTAGATCATACTGAATATGAAACTTTTAAAGAGTTTTATCAAAATGATTGGCAAAAGTTTGTAGATTATAATATACAAGATACAATTCTTGTAGATAAGTTGGAGCAAAAACTTAAACTTATTGAACTCTCTGTTATGATGGCTTTTAACGCAAAAGTAAACTTTGCAGATGTGTTCTTTCAAGTGAGAATGTGGGATGCAATTACATATAACTACTTAAAGTATAAAAATATTGCAATACCCTCAAGAAAGATATCAAATAAGGATGAGAAATTTGAAGGGGCTTATGTAAAAGAACCTGTTCCTGGAATGTATGAATATGTGGTAAGTTTTGACTTGGCATCGCTATATCCATCTCTGATTATGATGTTTAACATTAGTCCCGAGACTTTACTTGAAGATAGATTTCCTGGAATAAGTATCAATAAAGTTTTATCTAAATCTATTGACACTTCTAAATATTCAGATTACGCAATATGTCCTAACGGGTGTATGTATAGAAAAGATATTCACGGATTTTTTCCCGAGTTGATTGAAGAGATGTTTGAAAAAAGAAAACTTTATAAACGAAAAATGCTTGAGGCTCAACAAGAGTATGAAAAACATCCTTCTTTAGAATTATCTAATACTATTGCGGAATATTCTAACATTCAACAAAATCTAAAAATCTGTCTTAATAGTTTATACGGGGCATTGGGAAATCCTGGATTTAGATATTATAAATTAGATAATGCAGAAGCAATTACTTTTTCGGGACAAACAGTAATTAAATGGATTGAGAATAAGTTAAATGAATTTCTTAATAAATTAATTTCTACTGAAAATAAAGACTATATTATAGCTTTGGATACTGATAGTAATTATTTAAATTTTGGTCCACTCGTAAATAAAATATTTTCAAACAAGGAAAACATATCAAAAGAAAAAATAATTAATTTTTTAGATAAAATTTGCGATACCACATTTCAAGAGTATATCAATAAATCATTTGATGAATTATCAAAATATACCAATTCATATAAAAATGCTCTCTATATGAAAAGAGAGGTTATTTGCGACAGAGCAATATGGACTAGAAAAAAAAGATATATTTTAAATGTTTGGGACAATGAAGGAGTTAGATATGAAACTCCAAAAATAAAAATTAAAGGTATGGAGGCAGTGAAGTCTTCTACTCCTGCAATCTGTAGAAATATGATAAAGGATGCAATTTACATCATTATGAATAAAACTGAGAATGATATAATTAACTTTATTCAAAAATGTAAGAAGGAGTTTAATAATCTTACTCCTGAGAACGTATCTTTCCCCCGAACTGCAAATAATCTATCTACTTATTCTTCAGGACAAACGATTTATAAAAAAGCTACCCCTATTCACGTAAGAGGAGCACTACTATATAATCACTACATTATAAAAAATAAATTAGATCATAAATATCCAATCATTCAGCCTGGAGAAAAGATTAAGTTTTGTTACTTGAAGACACCAAATCCAATTCGGGAGAATGTAATTTCATTTATACAAAACTTTCCAAAGGAACTTGATTTGGAGCAATATGTAGATTATGATATGCAGTTCAATAAAACATTTTTGGATCCATTGACACAGATTTTAGATGCGATTGGATGGAAAACTGAAAGACGAGTAAATTTAGCAAACTTTTATTGTTAAGAGATAGAACCCCAAATAATAGAAAAAATCTGTCTATTATTATTGAATTATTGAAAAAATAATAATAGACAGATTTATAATAAGCTATGAAGCTATAGTTCTAACAAAATTAAAGATAATACATTGAGATAAATAACTACACCTGTTGAGAGTGCAATTTCACAGGGTGATTAGGTGCTTTCGGGCACCTTTTCTTTTATAAATATTGATGCACTCTCTACAGAATAGTAATGAATTATCTAA